GGATCCTCCGGCAAGCCTAATCAAGCAGTCGAGATCCAGAATATGAAGTATTTGTTGCCGCTGCTGCTTCAGATACCGAATATCGACCCGGTTGAGCTGGCGCGTGAATCGCTTCGTCGTCTTGACGATAAACTGGACCTTACGAAGATTGTCATCTCTGGTTTGCCAGCGATTGTCGCGATGAATCGGATGCAGCAACCTGCACCCGCCAATCCTGCGAATGATCCCGCCGCACAGGGTGATCAGGGGGTGGACAACGGACCCCAGCCGCCCGGGCAAGTCGGGACAGAGCCCGCATTTGGCTCAAATCAGGTTTAGTGTGTCAATATTGTATGATGTAGGTATGGACATACAACTAAATGTAGTTTAATTTCACGCAAACTGAGGGTTTTTACCAACATGGATACATTGGACGCTAATCTGGAATTGGGCCCGTCCGCCAACTCCGACACTATCGACGCAGAAGCCGCCACCAGTGCCAACTTTGTGCTGGATGACGACGCTCTGGATCGTGCAGATTCGTCCTCTGCGCAAAACAGCGTAAATGACAGCGATCTTCTGTCTGTAGTCCGGGACGTTGTCCAGGAACGCGAAACAGGAGCTGACGCTGCTGCGGCCCCGCAAGCTGAAGGCAATGAAGGTGGTGGAACCTCCGCTACGACACCCAAAGACCTCGATGAAGAGAACTACACCGACGTACCATTCCATAGACACGCGAGATTTCAGCAATTACTGCGAGAAAAGAAGTCCGCGGAGGCTGAGGCGGGCCAGGTCAGGTTTCTGAACGGATACCTCTCTGACCACGGTGTTGACGGAACGGACGCATGGGAAGTTCTGCAAATTCGGGCTCTTGCCAACGTTGATCCTGTTCAGGCGTGGAAGCGCGCGCAACCCCTCGTTCAGCAGCTCATGCGAGCGGCAGGCGAGTGGCCAGACGAAGATCTTCAAGCCAGGATTAACGCAGGTGAGCTTTCTCAAGCCGCTGCTGCCGAGATTTCGCGATCTCGTGCGCAAGCAACCGCAGCCCAAAATCGTCTCGATCTAGAGGCTATGAGGGCGCGGGGTCGTCAAACACGAGAAATGACGGCCGAGCGGGATACGATGATTGCCGGGTGGGCGGCTGAGCGAGAAGCTCGGGATCCGAACTTCAGAGCCAAATACGAAGCTCTTCAACGAGAAATCACTTTTCTGCAACGGCAAGAAGGTATCCCCGATACGCTATCCGCCATTCGGGCACAGCTCGACAAGGCTTACGCAAATATTACGGGGCAGTTTGTCAGCACTACGGTTCCTTCACCGAAGCCGAAACCAGCGATCACTCCCGTTACCGGAGGGCAGCAAAGAAACGCGGCACCGAGTAAGCCTAAGAATGTCTTGGACATCATCAGGGCGAATAGAGCGGGCCGGTGACTCATAGGTCAGTGTGATGGCTTTTACTGTTGCAGAACTTGAAAATATCAATAACGCGGCGCTTGAAGAGTTCCTGGATAAAGGGACCGTCTTCAAGCAAAATGTGCAGAACAAACCCCTTCTTCAGAAGCTGAACCAGCGCGCTGGGAAATTCAGCGGCGGTAACGAATTCGTGTCGCTCGGTGTCAGTTCCGGGCAGGGTGGTGGAACTCTCCAGGGTTTTACACACGACGATACGGTTTCTTACTATAACCCGACAGGTATCAAGCGAGCGAAATACCCGTGGAAGGAGCACCACATCGGTATCGGGGTTTCGATCACCGAGTTCAAATATAACGGTATCGAGATCGTAGAATCCGGCGCGACGCAGAGCGAGGTCACCATTGACGGAGCCGAGGAACACAGGCTCGCTAATCTGACCGAGGAGAAGCATGAGAATCTTGCGGAGGATTACGCCAAGAGCCTCAACTTATTGCTGCACGGCGATGGTTCGACAGACACCAAGGCACTAGCCGGTATTAGGTCGTTAATCCTTGATGATCCTTCTGCTGGCTCCACGGGAAGTCTGTCGCGTGCTAACCTCTGGTGGCGTAACCGGGCTGCAACGACGGCAGCCGATGCGGCAGGATCCGGGTTTGCACCCATCGTGTCCAACACCGCAGGGGGTGGCGCACTGATCCAGTTTCTCCAGAAAGAGAAGCGCCAGATCAGCCGTTATGCCCGCGCTCCGCGTGTACCCTTCCGCATCGCGGGCAGCGACTTTATCGATGCCTATGAAAAGGAACTACGGGCGAACGGCAACTACTCCCAGACCGGGTTCAAAGGTGACGGCGCGGTCGATGGAGCGATGGCCGATATCAAGTTTGACGGCATACCTTTCGTGTATGACCCGACGCTTGATGACCTCGGCTACAGCAAACGGATGTTCGATCTGGATCTGAGCCGCCGCGGTATCAGGCTGCTGTACCTCAACGGCAAGCGTATGCAGAAGCACAACCCGGCGCGACCCTACGACCGCTATGTCACCTACAACGGTTTAACGATGACCGGTGTGCTGGTTGCACGCCAGCTCAATACATCCGCAGTTTACGACATCGCATGATCTCAGTCGGGCGCGAGCACCCCTCGCGCCCAACCCCTACCACTAATAGGAAAAACTCCATGGAACTCGCAAATATCTTGCTCGGTTTGGGCGGAGATCACGGTAACAGTGTGCCGAAATACGCGGTGACAGCTGCCGAAATCGCGCTGCTGCGCGCAATTCACGGCGAGGATGCAGTCTACAACATTCTGCCGCTCGAAAAAACCGGTCAGCAAACGAACCGTCAGGAACTGAACCGATTACAAGCGCTCTACGGCGGAGCGCGGGATGCAGAGGGCGCATCCATCATCAGTAAGCTCTATCCGGGCGCTGGAGCACGCGTTTTTGAGACACTGGAGGAACTGGAGCTTCCGGAAGATTTGTATGTGGCTCTGACACGGGTCAAGCCGACGCCAAAGGATGCCACTGCCGTGACGGTTGGTGGTGCGAAGGGGAAGCGGCTTTCCGCAGCTGAAAAGAAAGCCGCCGATGCTGCGAAAGTAGCAAACGTCGCCGGAGGGGAAAACACCGAGGGTGATGGTGCTGGGTCTGAGGATGATGACGGTATCTCGGACATGGACGATGTGTTTAGCTGAGGCTGAGCTATGGCGCGCAAATCCACTCTCATTAAACTGCTGACGGATCTGCGCGCCGAATGCCGGTTGTCGCCGAGTCCCGCGCACAATAAACAAGTGCGGGATACGCAAGTAGAATTACTCCAGAGAACGCAGGAATGGTTGTGGTCAGACTTCTCTTGGCCGCATCTCCGGGTAGACCGACAAATCCCTGTGCAGTCAGGCCAGCGCTATTACACCCCGCCAGAAGATCTCGACATCGAACGCATTGAGCATATCAAGTTCTTCGACGGAGTCAGCTGGTCATTCGTTCGGAACGGCGTTGGTGCTGAGGAATACAACTGTCACAACAGTGATCTTGATGCTCGCTCCTATCCGCCGCGCGCTTGGAGGTTGAGTGAAGACGACGATATTGAGCTCTGGCCTATCCCGGACAGAAACGCTGATGTCGAGACGAGGGATGGCTTTCTTCAATTTACCGGCATCCGCAAGCTGAGGCCGTTCGTGCATGACGGTGATCGCGCAGATTTGGATGATCGTTTGATAACTTTATTCGCAGCAGCTGAAATACTCGGCGCAGCAGGCGCGAAGGATGCCGAGATCAAGATGTCTCAGGCGAATAAGAGGTATCTACGCTTGCGCGGGCAGCTCAGCAAAAAGGGCAGTTTTCAGATGTTCGGAGTTGCATCCAGCCGACAGCCGCGCGTTTCGCACGTCGGGCGATACATTCGTCCTGTAGTTAATTGAGGTCGCTACGTGGGGACTATTTACGTCAAGGAATTCATCGGAGGGCTCGATTCTCGGCGGATGCCTGCATGCACCACGGGCGGCGTGCTTATCACTGCACGAGACGGGCACATCACCCGCGGCGGCGAATTCGAAAAACGCGCGGCTTTTGTCCCAGAATATCAGCTGCCGCCAGGCACCGTAGGGATGGCAGCAGTAAAGTCCGGTCTGGTTGTTTTCGGAAGCGGTGAAGCACCGGCGCTTCCAGAAAACGTAGCATACCAGCGGCTGATCCACCCCGGTGGGTGGCCAGCTCTTGTGCGAGTGCTGTCAGCGGAATTATTCGCAGGGCGGTTGTACGTCGTTGGAGAATACGCTGACGGAACCCGGCAGCACTTCTATGACGGTGTTCACGTGTCTGACTGGTTTGATGGCCGAGCCCGCGCCAGTCTGAATATCCACGGCTGGTTAGATCCCGATACCGATCCCGCGGGTTTGAAAATGTCGGTGCTCCAGGTTGATTCTACGAGGCTATTGGCGACCGAAGTTGCCTGGGCCGGAGATGTCGACGCCACGGCCCGCGCTATCGCATCTGCTGTGAATGCAAATTCCGGTGTATCAGGCTATTCAGCCGTTTCGTATGGACAGACCGTGGTTATCGTGTCCGACACTGCCGGCAGCGCGTATAATGGCAGGACTATCTGGTATGCGGCAGAAGGGCTGAATATTACGCCAGTTAATGGCGGGGCTGTGCTGCAAGCTGGTGCCGATAGCGGCACAAGCGCCTTTACCCCTGGTACATTTGTTTCGACTATCGGGTCGAAACTGTATTCAGTTTCAGGGCCGAATCTACATTATTCCGGCGTTGCACAACCAACGCGCTGGACTACGGATGTCACGGGGGCTGGCTTTACTGACATGTCCTCGCAAGCTGCGGGTTCAGAAGAACTGACAGCAATTGCCCGCTACCAGGATTACATCGCAGTGTTTGCTGAGCGGGTCACGCAGATATGGTATGTCGATCCTGATCCGACGCTTAATAAACAGACGCAAACTCTGAATAACACCGGTACCGCAAGCCCGCATTCAGTGACGCAATTCGGCGACAATGATATTTTCTACTTGGACGAAAGCGGCGTCAGATCTTTGCGGGCGCGCGATTCTTCGAATGCGGCTGCAACGACTGATATAGGCGTACCGATCGACACGCTTATTATCACCCAGCTTGCGACGATGACGGCTGATGAGCGGGCGAAAGTGGTTGGAGCTATCGAGCCGAGAGACGGCCGTTTCTGGTTGGCGATGAAGGACATCGTGTTCGTTTTTTCATTTTTCAGCGGATCAAAGGTGAGCGCATGGTCGACGTATGAGCCGGGATTTAGCATTGATGAAATCGACGTTTTTCGCCGTCGCATCCACGTAAGATCCGGAAACACTATCTATGTCTATGGAGGGTATGGCGCTGAAACAGTTTACGATGATGTTGTCGGAGAGGCGAGGATCCCGTTCCTTGATGCAGGCACCCCAGCAGAAAACAAACGATGGTCAGGGGTAGACGCAGCTGTAGAGGGTGCCTGGGAGGTGTATGCGTCGATGGATCCAGCAGATCTTGCGACAGAGGAGCAAATCGCAACTGTTTGGCAAACGACATATAACGGAAACCGCATCCCGATGGTGGGCTCGTCAACACACATCAGCTTGCGGCTTAAGTCAAAGGGTAGTGGGCCAGCGCGCATTGGAGCGTTGCTGATACACTTCGACGGCGATGAATCGGGTTGATATTTCGCCGGGCACAGCCCGAGATTTAGAATCCGTCGCGGCGAGGATGCGCGAAAGTGATATCCGAGAGTTCTTGGCGCTGTCTTACGCCAAAAGCCATGAGGATCTGTGTGCGGATCTGGTTTTGAGTTATGGCGGGAGAAAAGACCTCATCGCGGTACGTCTCGGCAACACCCCTGTTGCCATCGGCGCCACGATCCTCTCACGTCCGAACGTGGCAGTGCTGCTCTTTTTCGCAACCGATGATTTCCACAAAGTGGCAGTAGCGACAACTCGGTTTATCCGGCGATTTCTGTTTCCACGGCTTGAGCAATTCGGCGTGCACCGCATCGAATGCGTCTCGATCGATGGGTACGACGCAGCTCATCAGTGGATCAGGACACTCGGTCTCAAACAAGAGGCCGTCTTGTCGAATTTCGGGAGAAACGGCGAGACATTCATTCAATTTTCAAAGGTGCACAATGTTTGCAAGACTAGCTGTTGAGGGTGATCTAGGCTCAATTCTTTCTCTGGGTAGGGTGGCGTTTGACGAAAGCGTAAAAGGCCATAGCTTCGATGATCGCGGAATAATTGACCGGTTTTACGAGTACATTGAGAGTGCGAATCCGACAGTATTCGTTATTGAGCATAATCGCGAGGTGATAGGGTTCTTGATCGCCTCGATCAGTCAACATCTGTATATCGCTGGACATTACACCACTCAGGAAGTATTGTTTGTTCGTCCCGATAAGCGCAGAACTCGGGCAGCTGCATTACTCATTGGTGAACTCATCTCCTGGAGCGATAGACTCGGAGCAATCGAGATCACTGGCGGCAACGACAACTCCCTTTACAGCGAGGCAACGGCGCGCCTTTTGGAACGATATGGTTTCGAGCGTGTCGGCTACTTCATGAAGAGAGTGCACCCAGGGTAGCTAACTATGGGAAAAGGCAGCAGCAACAAAGCAGCGGATCAGGCCAAGTGGGATGAGGTCGCTCGGCAAAATAAAATCCGCAACGGCACAAATGCCATCAACAGTACGTTCAATCAGTTCAATGATGATTTCTACAGTAGCCGTGGCAGCGCATACACGACCTACGCGTTGCCACAGCTGGAAGACCAGTACACGGATGCGCAGAAACAGTTAACTTATGCCCTGGCCAGATCTGGTCAGCTGGAGAGTTCCGAGCGCGGCACCAAAGAGGCCGAGCTGCAAAAGCTTTACGATACGCACAAGCGGGACGTCCAGGACAAGGCGCAGCAATATTCTTCGACTGCGCGAGCCAATGTAGAAGACGCGCGCTCAAATCTCGTGTCTACGCTCAATGCCACGGGCGACGCCGAGGGTGCAGCGAGCTCATCGATCGACAGAGCGAATGTGCTGTCACAAGGCGACACTTATAGCCCTCTGACTAATCTGTTCACCGATTTCATCAACGGTATCGGGCGCCAATACGCGGCTGAGAAATCAGCATCGGCGAGCGGACAGACATATAGCTCTCCGTACTCTGCTGGATTGAACGGTAGCAACAGCAGCGTTCAGACGACGAGGTGAGGCTATGTGCGAACCAGCAACGATTATCGGTCTCACGCTAAGTGCGGCGTCGGCAGTTGCAGGATATTCTGCTCAGCAGCGCGTGCAGAGTGCTCAAAACGACGCTATGGCCGCTGAACGTATTCGGCAGTCGACGCTCGAC